AACTTGAGCCAGCGGCTGCAGCAGCTCTTGCAGCCATCGCCCGCGACGGCGACGGCGCCATCGTCGACCTCAACGCCTGCATCGACCGCTACGAGCAAGTCCGCAGCGCCGCCCGCGCCCTGAACGATGCGCAAACCCCATAGCCTGCGCGCGCATCTCACGGCCGCCTCGCCCGAGCTGCAGCGCGACCCCGACAAGCTCGCCATCTGCGTGCGCGAAGGCCGCCTGGTCGCGGCCGGCGCCGCGACGCTCTCCTTCGAGTACCGCTACACGCTCACTGCCGTGCTGCTGGACTACGCCGGCCCGGCCGACGCGATCATGGTGCCGCTGCTCGCCTGGCTGCGGGTCCATCAGGTCGAGGTGCTCGAGAACCCGACGCTGCGCGACAAAAGCGTGCGCTTCGAGGTCGAATACCTCAACAAGGAAACCGTCGACATCCAGATCGAGATCGACCTGACCGAGGCGGTCACCGTGGCGCCGAGCGCCGAGGCGGCCCCGCCCGGCTCGCCGCGCCGCTACGACGTCGCCTACGCCGACGAGCCGGCACGCGCCGGCGCCCTGCAGGCGGCGGAACGCTGGGAGGCGTGGAGCGACGGCCAGCGTCTCGCCGAATGGCAGTTCGAGGCCACCGAGCCATGACAGCCGCCGATCCGCTGGTCGCGCTCGAGGACTGGGTCGCACCCTTGATCGCCCGGCTCGCGCCCTCGGAGCGCCGCGCGCTCGCCCGCAAGGTCGGGCAGGATCTCCGGCGCAGCCAGGCCACGCATCGCCAGTCAGCGGAATCCGGACGGCAGCGCCTACGCGCCGCGCAAGGCCGGCAAGGCGCGGCAGCAGCAAGGGCGCATTCGCAGGGGGATGTTCGCCAAGTTGAGGACTGCGAGGCACCTGCGGCTGCAGGCAGATGATCGGGCTGCGAGCATCGAGTTTCTTGGCCGCACGGCGCGAATTGCGCGTGTACACCAGGAGGGGCTGTCCGACTCGGTGAACCCCGGTGGCCCGACCTATGAATATCCGAGTCGCGCACTCTTGGGCTTCTCCGATGCAGATCGGCAAGCCATCAACGATCTCCTGCTCGAGCACCTCGCCAACTGACGCGGATGCCATGGCAGGAAGATCCAGACGCACGAAAGCGCCTCCGAAGCGTAGACTGGCTACGAAATCGGCGATAGGCCTGCCATCTCGTCGGCTCGTTCTTGGCATTGCGCATTGCCGGGTCCGAGACGAAGCGCAAAGGGGGTATCGTGGTCAACCGTCGCGTCCTGCTGCTCAGCGTCCCGCTGGCGCTTCCTTTCCGAACCTCGGCCCGAGACTACCAAGGTCGCCGAGCGATCGGTGTCCTCACCCCTTACACATATCCCCAAACCGAAAGCACGGAAAAAGTCTTCCTCGCGGCGATGCAAGATCTTGGCTACACAAGGGGTCAGGACTTTGTTGTATTCCCCCGCTACGCGGACGGGGAGAACGACCGCCTCCCCGCTCTCGCCAGCGAGTTGGTCCAACTCAAAGTCGATGTGATTGTGGCGTCGACAACGAATGCCACGGCCGCAGCCCGGGATGCGACGTCCAGAATTCCAGTCGTCTTCGAAAGCGTCGCTGATCCCGTACGTGCCGGTTTTGCCAAGAGCCTTTCACATCCGGGATACAACATGACTGGGCTGTCCAATCTGACCGGTGAACTGACCGTCAAGCGGCTCCAGTTGATTCGGGAAATGATTCCAGGACTGACCCGGATCTGCCTCCTTCAGAACCCCGCCAACCCCTACAACAACGCACTGGCCGAAGGGATGGTGGCAGTCGCCCAACGAATCGGAGTTCATCTGATTCCCGTCAACGCGAGAACGCGGGACGAGCTTCAGCCTGCGTTTCAGACGCTTGCCAAATATGGCTGCGAGGCAGTCCTGGTCAGTGCCGATACATATTTCAGAAGCTGGGAAAAGCAGATCGCGGATCTGGCGCTGACAAGCCGCCTGCCGTCGATCTTCGCCTGGACGCGAAGCGTCGAGGTCGGTGGACTGATGAGCTACGGTGTCGACGGCTTGCACACCTGGCGGCAACTGGCAACTTCCTACGTCGACAAGATTTTCAAGGGCGCAAAGCCGGGTGACTTGCCCATTGAACTGCCGAAGAAATTCGAGTTAACCATCAACCGAACAACAGCCGGTGCGTTGGGACTGCCCATTCCGGAAGCACTCTTGCAGAAGGCGACTCAAGTGATCACGTAGGCCCTCTGCCATGTGGTCAGAACGATCATTCCCGACGGCATCGTTGGTAGACCGCCAATCTACAAGCGGAACCGCGTGCATCGCGCCTCCTCGCTCGGCACCATCAATGCATGGTCGACCAAGGCGCAAGCACCACCGAACTCATCCGCTGCATCGAGAGCATCGTGCGTGCCGGCACGGTGCTGCAGGTCGATCATGGCTCCGCCCGCTGCCGCGTCCAATCCGGCGGCCTCGCCACCAACTGGCTCCCGTGGATCTCGCTGCGCGCCGGTGACATCCGCCACTGGTCGCCGCCCTCCGCCGGCGAGCAGTGCATCGTCTTCTCGCCCGGCGGCAACATGGCCGCGGCCTTCGTCCTGGCCGGCGTCTTCAGCGATGCCATCGCCGTCAACGGCAACACCGGCGACGTAGAGCGAACCACCTACCCCGACGGCGCCGTCGTCGAGTACGACCACGCCAGTCACGCCCTGCAGGCCTCCCTGCCCGCCGGCGGCACCGCCGACATCACCGTGCCCGACGCCGTCAAGGTCCGCTGCAAGACCGCCGATGTGACGGCCAGCGACAGCGCCACCGTCCATTCGCAGCAGATCACCCTCGACGCCCCCAAGACCATCGCCACCGGCGAGCTGCTCGTGCAGGGCCTGCTCACCTACGCCAGCGGCATGGTCGGCGGCGGTGCCGGCCCTGGCGGCGCGGTCGCGGTCATCAACGGCCCGGTCGAAGTCCGCAACGGCGACATCACCCTCCCCGGCAACGACGTCATCGCCCGGGGCGTCAGCCTGGCCAATCACCAGCATGACGGCGTCGCCAAAGGCGGCGACCTCACCGGCAGGCCCGAGGCATGAGCGGCATGGACCGCACCACCGGCCGCGCGATCGACGGCCTCGAGCACCTGCGCCAGAGCATCGCCGACATCCTCGGCACGCCCATCGGCAGCCGCCTGATGCGCCGCACCTATGGCAGCCAGCTGCCCGAGCTGATCGACCAGCCCGACAACGGCAGCACCCGCGTGCGCGCCTACTCGGCCATCGCCGGGGCCTTGATGAAGTGGGAGCCGCGCCTGCGGCTCTCGCGCGTTCAGCTCTTCAGCGGCACCCGGCCCGGCCAGGTCGTGCTGGAGATCGATGGCATCTACACGCCGCCCGGCGTCGCGGCCAGCGTGCTGGCCCTGCGCGTGCCCATGCAGATGAGGGCCGCGGCATGAGCATGGACCTCACGCTGCTGCCCGCGCCCCAGGTGATCGAGCCGCTCGACTACGAGGCCATCCTGCAGAAGCTGCTCGCGCGCTTCCGCCAGCTGGACCCCGGGTTCACGCTGCTGCTCGAGTCCGACCCCGCCATGAAGCTGCTCGAGGTCATGGCCTGGCAGGAGCTGCTGATGCGCCAGCGCGTCAACGACGCCGCCCGGGCCAGCCTGCTGGCCTATGCGGTCGGCGCCGACCTCGACAACCTCGCGGCCAACCTGGGCGTGCAGCGTCTGATCGCCACGCCGGCGCAGCCCGACGCGGTGCCGCCCGTGGCGGCCGTCCACGAAAGCGACGACCGCCTGCGCGAGCGCACCCAGGCCGCGCTGGAAGGCATCACCACCGCCGGCCCGCGCGAGAGCTACCGCTTCCATGCGATGACGGCCAGCGCCCATGTGGCGGATGCCGGCGTCGACAGCCCCGACGCCGGTTCGGGCAAGGTGCGGGTGACGGTTCTCGCGGACAACGCCACCGGCATCGCCGACCAGGCGCTGCTCGACACCGTCCGCAACGCCCTGAACGCCGAGCACATCCGTCCCCTGTGCGACCTGGTCACCGTGCAGCCCGCCGAGATCATCGAGACCGGGATCGTCGCGGTGCTGCACCGCAGGAGCGGCCCCGCCGGCGAGATCGCCGCCGCCACCGCGCGCGCCGCGCTCGCGGCCTGGCTGCCGCGGATCCGCCGGCTGGGCACCGGCCTGCCGCGCTCGGGCATCGATGCCGCGCTGCACCAGCCCGGCATCGACCGCGTCGAGCTGGTCACGCCGGCCGCCGACATCCTGTGCGACACCACGCAGTGCGTGCATGTCACGTCGATCGCCGTCACCGAAGTGTCGACCCATGACTGACGCCCGCCTGCTGCCGCCCAACCGCAGCGCGCTGGAGTCGGCGCTGGCCGCCGTCTCCGCGCTCGCGCTCGACACGGCCGGCCTGCGCCACCTCTGGCACGCCCGCGACTGCCTCGCCCAGGCGCTGCCCTGGCTCTCGTGGACGCTGACCGTCGAAGGCTGGAGCGACGCCCGCAGCGACGACGCGCGCCGCGCCGTCATCCTCGACAGCATCAACATCCACCGCCGCAAGGGCACGCCCTGGGCCATCCGCGCCTTGATCCGGGCGCTGGGCTTCGGCGAGGTCACGATCATCGAGCGCATCGGCGGCATCGCCCACGACGGCGCGATCTCGCGCAACGGCGAGTACCCGCGCGCGCCGCTCGGCACGACCTGGGCCACCTACCGCATCGTGCTCGATCGGCCCATCACCAACGCACAGGCCGCGCGCATCCGCGCGCTGCTGCCCTCCGTCGCGCCCGCACGCTGCCTGTGCCTGGGCCTGCGCTACGCCGCCGTGGTCCACAGCCACAACGGCGCGGTGCGGCGCGACGGTTCGTTCAACCGTGGAAGCGCGTAGGCGCTGCATCCGAGACCCGCATGGCCAACCTCACCGAAACCGACGTCTGGGAAGACGGCATCTACCAATGGGAAGAAGACGACCCCGTGCTCGGCGGGCCGAGCGGCAT